AAAAAAAAATATTAATAAAGGAGAAAACAAATGGGAAAGAAAAACAAAGACATTTATAATGAAGAAACAGAAGTAAAGGAAAACGAGATTGCGACTAGCCAGGAGATAGATAAATTTAAGCCGCATATTGAGACTGGCGTAGAGATAGTAGATATGGAGCCAAATCTCGGAAAAGTAGTATGTAACGAGCATCTTAATATAAGAGAGGCTCCAAGTACAACTGCAACTATTAAAGGAATCATTCCTAGAGGAGCTATTGTTGTAATAGATTCCGAAGATGACAAAGACTTCTATAAAATAGTAACCGAAGCAGGTCTTGATGGTTACGCAATGAAGAAGTTTATTGAAAAAGTATAATAAAGTCAGGAGAATCAAAATGGGAGTAAAAGACGCAATAGCGCATGCATGGAATGCGTTTCGTTCAAATAAAGACCCTACTAGACAGGATTATGGTATAGGATCTAGGATTCGTCCAGGGAAATACTATTCTTTTGCGTGCAATGAAAAATCAATAGTTACAGCCGTACAGAATAAGATAGCGGTAGATGCCGCACAAATTCAGATACAGCATGTTAAGCTTGATGAGAATGGTAAATATTTAAAAACCATAGATTCTGGATTAAACAACTGTCTCAATGTTGAAGCTAATATTGACCAAACAGGTCGAGCATTCATTCAGGATGCTGTAATGTCTCTCTTAGATGATGGCGTTATAGCTATAGTTCCTATAGATACAACAATCGATCCGGAAGTTGCTTCATTTGGGATAGATACAATGCGTACCGGAAAAATTATTGAATGGTATCCTCGTTATGTAAAAGTTGAGGTTTACAATGACCAGACTGGACGCAAAGAACAAAGAGTATTTCCTAAATCAACAACAGCAATAGTAGAGAATCCATTTTATTCAGTAATGAATGAGCCTAACTCTACGATGCAGAGACTTAAACAGAAGTTGTCAATGTTGGATACAGTAGACGAAAAGAATGCTACTGGTAAGCTAGACCTTATCTTACAGTTCCCATTCCAAATTAGAGGGGATATGCGTAAGAAGCAGGCTAAAGAAAGACGTAAAGAATTACTTGACCAGCTTAATGAAGGAGATAGCTATGGCGTAGCTTACACTGACGGTAGTGAAAAAGTTATTCAGCTTAATCGTTCTTTAGAGAATCAATTATTCTCTCAGGTTGAGTATTTGACCAATCTTATGTTATCTCAGTTAGGAATCACTACAGAGATACTTAACGGTACAGCTTCTGAATCAGCTATGATGAATTATCAGTCTCGTATTATTGAGCCGATAATCGCAGCTATTGTTGACGAAATGAAGAGAAAGTTCTTGTCAAAGACAGCAAGAACACAGCATCAGTCTATAATCTTCTTTAAAGATCCATTTAAACTTGTACCTGTTTCACAGGTTGCTGATATAGCAGATAAGTTCACAAGAAATGAGATCATGTCTTCTAATGAAGTAAGACAGATAGTTGGTATGAAACCTGTTGCAGCTCAACAGGCTGATGAACTTAGAAATAAGAACATCAATGCTACAGAAGGTCAGCAGTTTGCAACAACTGAAGGCAACCAGATAACAGAACAGCCATTACCAGCTGATGAAAGTAATGACCAGTTATCTGAAGAAGAATACCTAAACAGTATTAAAGATTTAGATGATATTGATGCTGAACTTGATGAGCTGGAAAAAGGGGTGAAGAAAAGATGAGACACGGTTTAACAGTGCATTATGCATCGGAAACAAGTCGTCCTGGTGATACATTAATTCACTATGCATCTGAGTATTATGACCCAGCAAAAGCTCACGAGTACTATGAGAAACATAAGAAACTCAAAGGAAGACAGGGGTCCACTTCAGGTTTAAATGAAGAAGGACGAGATGCCGCCAGATACATTAAAAACAAGCTTGAAGAGGAGCGCAAAAGTAAAGATTCTACTGAGCGTGAAAACATGCAATCCAAAGTGAGTGCTAACAAGGAGCAGTTAAAAGCTGAACTCCAGAGTCACACTTCTAAAACAAAATTACAGATTGCAACTCTTCGAGCTAAAATAGATAAAATGTCTGGTGCAGAAAAGCTCAAAAATGAGCAGGCAATATATGATCAGATTAATTCTTTGAGAGATGCTAATGCTGCAGAGCGATCTAAATTGCAGTCAGCATACTCTAGTCGTAATGAAGGTCTTAAATCTGAATATAAGAATAAATCAGAATCTCTTAAGACTGAATATGACAACAAGTATGTAGACGAATTAGAGAAACTTAAGGCACAGCCAGAATTCCAGAAATCAAACTCTGGTTCAAAGAAGAAAATCTCTTATCATAATAAAGAACCTAAGGTGATTAAATCTAAATCAAAGAACACCAAAGGCAAAACAAAAACCAAAAGCGAGAGCACCAAATCTAATTAAGGAGGAAAATCAAAATGGGAGGAAAACCAGATTTTGCAGGTTGGGCTACTAAGTACAACATCAAATGTGGTGATAATTTGATTATCCGCAAAGATGCCTTTAAAGAATGCGATGGTGCTAAGGTTCCTATTTTCTGGGACCATCAGCACAATGATGTAGAAAATGTCCTGGGACATGGAATACTCGAATGTCGCGATGAAGGTGTATATGTGCGTGGATACTTAAATGACACAGAAGGTGGCGAAACAGCCAAGAAGTTACTTGCACATGGTGATATTGAAGACCTTTCAATCTATGCCAATCGTCTTAGAAAGAATGGTAATGACGTTATCCATGGAATGATTAGAGAAGTCAGTCTTGTTATGGCAGGATGCAATCCTGGAGCTGGTATTGAATACGTATCGCTCGGACATGGTGAAGATTTCTCAGATTGCGAATGTATTATGCATTCAGGTGAGGGAATCGAAATTCCTGACGATGAAGATTACGATGACATCAATGATCCTAATGAAGAGGGAGAAAATGACGACGATGTCAGCCATTCAGATGATAAAGGAGACGGTAAAATGGCAAAAGAAGAAGATAAGAAGACTTCCGGAAAGGAAGAAACAGTACAGGATGTTATTAACTCTATGACAGAGAAACAGCAGAATGTATTATTCGGATTAGTAGCAGCTGCTGAAGAAGCAGCAGGAAAGAAGTCATCAGAAGATGACGACAATGAAGGAGGAAAAAATATGAAACACAATGCTTTCGAAGGCTCAGCTTATAATGGAGCTGAAGGAAACGAACTCGTATTATCACACAGCGATGAGCAGGCTATTATTGCTAAAGCAAAAGCAGATGGCTCATTTAAGAAAGCTTTCAAGGATTACATGCAGAATACACTTCAGCATGATGACAACGATCCAGCAGCACCTACATATGGTATTGATGGATTAAATCTCTTATTCCCAGATTACAAGATGATGGATACAGATCCACAGATTGTAAAGAGAGATACTGATTGGTGTTCAGTTCTTATGGGAGCTGTAAGAAAGGTTCCTTTCTCAAGAATTAAATCACTCTTCGCTAATATTACAGAAGATGCAGCAAGAGCTAGAGGATACATTAAGGGTACACAGAAGCTTACAGAGGTATTCCCTCTCTTAAGCCGTACAACAGATCCTCAGACTGTTTATAAGCTCCAGAAGCTTGACAGAGATGATATTCTCGATGTTAAGGATTTCAACATTGTAGCTTTCCTTTGGAAAGAAATGAGAATAATGCTTGATGAGGAAATTGCTAGAGCAGTACTCGTTGGTGATGGTAGAACACCAGGTTCTCAGGGTTCAATCTCTTCTGATCACATCAGACCTATTTGGACAGATAATGACTTCTATACAATTAAGGAAGTTGTTACATTTCCAGCTAATGCTTCTGATAATGATAAGGCTCGCGCATTCATTAAGAAGTGTGTAAAGGCTCGTAAGAACTATAAGGGTTCAGGTAATCCTAAACTCTTCACAACAGAAGACATGCTCACAGACATGCTTCTTATTGAAGACACAACAGGCAGAACAATCTATACTCTTGAAACACTTAAGCAGGCTCTTCGTGTAAGTGATATCCAGACTGTACCAGTTATGGAGAATCTTACAAGATCAGTTAGTGGTGCAACAAGAAAGCTTGAAGGTATTATTGTTAATCCTAAAGACTACACAATTGGTGCTGATAGAGGCGGAGAGGTAACAAACTTCGAAGATTTCGATATCAACTTCAACCAGTATGAGTACTTACTTGAGACACGTTGCTCAGGAGCTCTTACAGTACCTTACTCAGCTATCACAATTGAGTCAACAACAGCTGCTCAGGCAGAAGGTTAAAAACAATTCAAAATGGGGGTAGTTTAACAGCTACCTCCTTTTTATAGGAGAGAAGATATGAAGTTTGTAGGAAAAGTTGGTTATGCCATAGATGAAGAAACAAAACCTGGTATATGGAAACACAGAATAACTGAAAAAGATTATGTTGGTGATATTATCCAACTATCTACAAGATGGTTAAATACTTCGCAGGTTAACGAAGAGATCACGATGGCTAATAAGATTGAAATAATAGCTGACCCTTTTGCATTCGGAAACTTCTCAAGAATAAGGTATGTTGAATACATGGGACAAAAATGGCGTGTTACTTCAGCTACACCAGTTGGTGGGCCTAGAATCTCGCTTAATGTAGGAGGTGTTTGGAATGGCGATGAAGCCTAGTTTACAGACTGTTTTAGAGAACATACTTGGTTCGAGAAATGTATATTTCCAGCCACCATCTAAATTGCATTACCCATGCATACTGTATAAATTAGCTGATATTAAGGTTGAGCATGCAGATAATATGCCTTACAACACAACAAAACGTTATCAAATAACATTAATACATGAAGATCCAGACAACACAGTTTTGGATGAGTTGATGAAACTTCCAACTGCAAAATTCAATACGCATTATGCGAAAGATGACTTGAATCATTATGTATTATTTGTATATTATTAAAGGAGGAATTAATTATGCCAGACACATCAAAAGTTCTCGTTTGGGACAAAGAAGGCGAACGTACATTTGAGACAGGTGTCAAGAAGTGTGCGCTTTATGTTAGAGCCAATGATGGTTCTTATCCACAGGGTGTAGCTTGGTCAGGTATCACTGGTATCACACTTACACCAGAAGGAGCTGAGGCTACAGAGCTTTATGCAGATAACATTAAGTATCTTAACTTAATGTCAGCAGAGAAGCTTAACGGTACAATTACATGTTACACATATCCAGATGAATGGGGAGAGTGCAATGGTGTTGCTACACTTGGTACAGGTGTAACATTCGGTCAGCAGAACAGAAAGACATTCGGTCTTGCTTTCCAGACACAGAAGGGTAACGATACAGAAGGTAACGATCACGCTTACATTCTTCACCTCGTTTATGGTGCTATTGCATCACCTTCAGAGAAAGGTTACAAGACAATCAATGACTCTCCAGAAGCAATTGAGTTCTCTTATGCATTTAAGACAACTCCTACAAATGTAGCAGGCGGTCAGCCAACTTCACTTGTAGAGATTGACTCTGAGCTCATCGATGCTGATAAGCTTAAAATCATTGAGAAGAATCTCTTTGGTCATGATGCAGATCCAGATGTTTCAGGAGATGCTGATATTACAGCTCATCTTCTTACACCAAATCAGATCGCTGATATTCTTAACTCTCAGGGTTAAATATTATTTGTTAAATTGTTTTAAGGGGTGCGATAATATCAATCCCCTTATTTTTTATTCAAAAAGGAGATAAAATTATGTTAAAGAAAACAATAAAATTTGAGGATTATGACGGAAATGAAAGAAGCCAGGATTTCTGGTTCCATCTTTCAAAGCCAAACATCATTGCTCTTGAGGCTAACTATGAGGGTGGTGTAACTAACTACATTAATAAGATTTCGAATACTCAGGACCAGAAAGCTCTTGTCGAGCTGTTTAAGGATTTCATATATATGACATGCGGTGAAAAGTCACCAGATGGCATGTTATTTGATCAGTCTGATGAAGCTAAGAAGAGATTCATTTATTCTCCAGCTTATGAAGAACTCTATATGGAGCTTGCTACAGATGCTGATGCAGCAGCTAAGTTCATTAACGGCGTTATTCCACGTAATCTTGCTGAGCAGATTAAGGAAGCTGCTAAAGAAGGAAAGCTTACTGAAGAGCAGGTAAAGGTTGTTAACCAGATGAACGCTTAAGGAGTTGGTCGAGAATGCTTGAGTTAGAAGTTAGAGATCTTGAATTGTACGATGACGACATTGGTTTTCAAACAATTAAAGGTGGTAAATTGATACTTGAGCATTCTCTTTTGGCTGTGTCAAAATGGGAGTCAAAGTATCATAAACCATTCTTAGAGCAAAAAGATGGTAATATGACTGTTGAAGAATCTCTGTATTATATACAGTGTATGACAATAAATAAGAATGTAAATCCTAGTATTTATAAGGCAATAACTAATGAAGATATTGCTAAAGTACTACAATACATTAATGACCCATATTCAGCGACAGTCATAAAAACAAAAAGTAAGAATCACATTAACAAAGAACCTGTAACATCAGAAATGATTTACTATTGGATGGTTGCATCTACAATACCTTTTGAATGCGAAAAATGGCATTTATCTAGGTTAATGAAATTAATAGAAATATATAGTATTAAGAACTCTGAACCGGAGAAGAAGAGTACATCTCAGATTCTTAGAGAACAAGATGCTCTTAATAGAAAACGTAGAGCTATGCTACATTCGAAAGGATGATATTTATGTCAGAAGCAATAACTATTCAGTGCGGCGGTTTTAAAAAAACTACAGGGCGTTTACAAAAAATGCTTGAAATGACTAACATGAGTTGGCTGGATAAATACGGTAAAAGAGGAGTAGATGCTCTTAAAAGATATACACCTACTGAAACCGGTGAAACAGCCAATTCATGGTATTATAAAATAGAACACAATGATGGGTTAGATTCTATAATATGGTGTAATAGTCATGTAGAAAAAGGATGTAATATTGCAGTCATCCTACAGTATGGACACGCTACTAAAAGTGGCGGATATGTAGAAGGACATGATTATATTAATCCAGCTCTTCGGCCTATATTTGAGGAAATAGCTAGAGAAGCTTGGAAGGAGGTTAAGGATCGATGAGTAATACAGCAGTAGAAAATGAAGTTGTACGAATGCAATTTGACAATCGTCAATTTGAAGCTGGCGTAAAGCAGAGTATGTCGACTCTTGACAAATTAAAAGCAGCATTACATTTAGATAAGTCCGCACAGGGTTTTAAACAAATCGGTGATGCAGCTAAGAAAGTTAACTTCAATCCTATAACTAATGGCATAGAAGCAGTTAAGAAAAGTTTCACTTATATGGATGTAGCTTTTGCTACAGCAGTAGCTAGAATGACAAATGATGCTATTACCGCAGGAAAAAGAATAGCTTCAGCATTAACAATAGATCCAGTTAAAACTGGTCTATCAGAATACGAAACAAAACTTAATGCCGTACAGGTAATGAAATCGAATAGAGGTGGAACTATTGAAGAAATTACTGAGGCATTAGATGAATTAAATAGATATGCCGACAAAACAATTTACAACTTTACTCAAATGACAAGTAATGTTGGTAAGTTTGTTGCACAGGGTATGAAAGCGGGCGAAGCTGCAAAAGCTGTACAAGGTTTAGCAAACTTGGCAGGTGCATCAGGTGCGTCAGCAGAAGATATGGCAAGAGCTACATATCAGATGTCACAGGCTATGGGTGGAACAATCAGAAAGATAGATTGGAACTCATTAAGAAATGCTAACATGGCTACAATGCAGCTCAAAGATGTTTTAAAAGAAGTAGCTAAAACAGAATATGGCGTGGATGTAGACGCATTAATAAAAGCAAAGGGCACATTTGAAGACTCACTTGAAAAAGGCTGGCTTACAGGTTCAATGTTTTCAGAAGCTATGCAGATGTATTCAGATGCATATGACGAAGCTACATTAAAGCAAAAAGGTTATAACGATGCCCAAATCAAAATGTTTAAAGATTTGGCTAAAGAAGCTGCTGAAGCTACTACTTCTGTAAAAACACTTTCACAGCTGTGGGATGTTATCAAAGAAACAGCTCAGTCAGGTTGGACACAAACTTGGGAAATAATTTTAGGAGACCTTGAACAAGCGAAAAAGTTATTTACTGGAATAAATAATGTTATTTCAGGTTATATTGATAGAGTATCAAGAGCTAGAAACAAAATGCTCGACGAATGGGCTCGTGGAAATGAACTTTTTGAAAAGAAAATAACCAGGAAAAATAAAGAAGGAAAAAATGAAGAAATACTTGCAGATCCTAATAAATTAGGTGGTAGAGATTTGTTATTTTCTTCTTTAGCGAGAGTATTAGGTCAATTAGTAAAAATAATTAGTAATGTTAAGAAAGCTTTTAGAGATATATTTCCGCCCCTTACAGGACAGAGATTATATGAATTAACAAAAAGATTTTCGGAATTTACTAAACTACTTAAAATAAGTGATGAATCAGTAGCTAATATTTACTATACATTTCGAGGTTTATTTTCTGTACTTGGTTTGTTCCGTGATATAATAACTGAAGTTATAAAAGCTTTATTCCCAGTTTTCTCAACAGCTAGAGATTTAACTGAAATAATACTGCGAATAACTGGCTTCATAGGTAATTTGCTATATGTCGTTACAAAAGCAATACGTGAAAGTGGAGCTATACAAAGTATAGTATCTTCAATAAGTAATTTTATTGGAGAATTGTTATATCAAATAGGAAGAATAATTTATCAGATTTTACGTTTAATACATGAAACTGGTTTGGATTCATTCCTTATTAAAATAGCGGGATATTTAGGTGATGTTATAATATTTGTATTAGAACATTTAGTAACTGTTATAACAAAAATAGCAGATATAATAGAATACATAATCCCAAAAGTTAAGTTATTCTTTGGTGGGTTATATGAAGCCGCTAAAAGTGGAAAATTAATAGACTTTTTAGTATACAAGTTTAATCAACTAAAACAGGCTATACAAAATTTAGGAAAAGGAGGCCCTTTAAACGAACGCTTTGTTAAACTAGGAAATTTCTTTGAAAAAGTTGTACATGTAATAGCAAAAGCAATAACATCAATGTACGAATTCGGTAAAAGCTTGGATATATCTCAAGCTTTAGCTTTAGGATTATCGGTATTATTTGGTTTGTTATTGTTTAGACTAAGTGGAATGGTTAAAGCTATTACCGGAGCTACTACTGCTGTTAGTACATTTTTCAATACGTTGACGACATTTACAAAGAAGTTAAAATTACATAATCCAGTAATACTTGAATTGGCCATATTTATAGGTATATTAACAGGCTCAATATATACGTTGTCAAAGATAGACGTTGGCAAAATATGGAACGGAGTAGGTGCAATATTTGCATTGTCTGTTATAATGGGCGGTTTTATGATAGTATTACAGAAAACAGTAAACATATTATCTGCAACTCCAAAAGGTATAATATTAGGAACTGCAGCGTTGTTTATAACTTTATCAATTGCTATGATAGATTTGGCAACCGCTGTACAAAAGTTATCGCAAGTTAATCCTAAAAAAGCTCTTATTTCTATAGGACTTATAGGTGCGATGATGCTCGAGTTAGTTGGCATAACAACAATAATACTTGAAGCAGCTCCTAGATTTAGTGTTGCGTCTTTATTAACTTTAGCATTCTGTGCGTCATTGTCTAAACTCGTTAACATGCTTGTTAAAATAGACTTTACGATGCTAGAAAGTGTATCAGTTGGAATGATACGTGCTGCAGGTGTACTTGGTATTGCTGCACTTATGCTTGGTATAGGCGTAGAGAAATTATCTTTTTCTATTCTTAGATTGACCACTGGCTTATTATTAATAGCAGCTACTTTCAAATTACTTGAAAGCATAAAAGTAAGTATCGGTTCTGTATTTGCTGTTTTAGGTGCCTTGATATCTCTTTTTGTAATAACACAGCTAATCTCAGATGCTGCTATGTCTTTCGGTGATGCTATGACCGTTGTCGATAAAGTCGGCATGGAATCATCTATAAAATCAAAAGGAATAAAAGAATTTTCTAAAGCAGTTGTAAGAGTTGTAGTGGCTATGGGACTTCTTATAGGAGTGTTCAAACTTGCAGAATTACTTAAACCTAATCTTCTCACATTTGGTATTTTAGCTAATGTAGTAATTGATATGCTAGGTTTTATAGTTGCATTAGCACTACTCGGAAAATATTGCCAAGGTTCCGAAAAAGAAATTTCTGCTTTAGGAAGAACTTTATTAAAGATAAGCATATCTTTGGCTATAATGGTCACAGTTTGTACGGCTTTAGCAGCTATAGCACTATTGCCTGGAGGCGTTGGTGTTATTATTATGGCTGGAGTGATATTCGCTGGATTAGTTGCCGCTGTAGGCTGGCTAATTAAATGCTCTAAATTAGGTTCGCAAGTCAAAATGGGACCTATATTTGTATTACTTGCCGGCGTATCTATGATGTTTGCTTCTTTAGTTATATTAGCTGGTTTAAAACCAGAATCAATATTGGCGGCTACAATAGCTGTAGGTGGCGTTATGATGAGTGTCGGCTATATAATAGATATAGTGTCTGGTATAAAAGCTGAAATAGCCATGAAAAATATTGGTTTACTTTTATCATTCTCAGTCATGATGGGTGTATTTGCAGCATCTATGGCATTATTGGCTAATTATCCTTGGGAAGATATAGCTATAAGAATTTTCGAATTAATCGGAACCATTGCAGCATTGGAAATACTCATAGTGTCAATGTCAAAAGTGATGCAAATATTAGCAATAAATAAAGCCAATATTGTGATTGCTGCACAAACAACTGCTACATTAGGTTTAACAATGCTGGCAATAGCGGCTGCCTTAGCGATAGTTCCAGATTTCGATGGATCTAAAATAGGCATGTTGGCTGCTGGTTTAGGTGTTTTAATAGCTGCTGTTGCAGGTGTTGCTTTAATTGGTAACTGGGCTACAGTTGGAATCAATAAATTAGCAATTTCACTAGCTACATTAGGTATTAGTTTAAAGCCTTTAGCTTTAACATTAACTGTATTTACTGCAGCATTTGTTATATTTGTCGCTGCGTTAACAGCGGCTAGTATGTTCTTAAATGGCTGGAATGCTGTGGTCATTTTAGGTGGCTTTGTGGCGACATTGGCCGTGTTAGTTGCTTTGGCTCCTGAAATAACCGTTGCCGGTTCCGCTTTGTTAATATTTGCTGGGGCCGTAGCAATATTAGGTGCAGCAGCTGCTCTTACTGCTCTTGGTATACTAGAAGTTGCTAAAGCTATAAAATTACTATCAGATATAGACCCTTCTATGTTACTTGATATGGCAGTTGGTTTAACAGCTTTAGCTGGAGCTTTCTTACTAATATCAGTTTTAGGTACCGCAGTTTTATTAGCTGTATTACCTATTTCTGCCCTTGCAGGATCATTGGCAATTTTAAGTCTTGTTGACTTCACGTCAATGTCAAATGGCATAATGCTATTTTCTGCTGCTCTTAGTAAATTAGTTCCAGATTTCATGACATTAATAGGGTCATCTTTAGGTATTGGCGTATTCACAAACAAAATAACTGAATTGGAGCCTGCTTTAATAAACAGCGCTTTAGCAATGAATTTGTTAGTGATGCGAATGGAAGAATTCGTAAGTTTGGAAACTCCATTTGTTAATGCTGCTAATCATATTGGTACAGGTCTTAAGAAAGGACTTACTGAAGGTTTAAGCAATGCAATGGCTACAATGTCGAATGGCGCTAGAGGTCTAATATCTAGTTTTACAGGACCATTGGAAATACATTCTCCTTCAAGAGTATTTATGCGTTTAGGCGCATATACAATGGAAGGTGTTGCTCTAGGTATAAAGAATGCTTATCCTGAAATAGACTCTAATCTTAAAGATGTTACTAAGAAAATGACTGATACATTATCTTTAGCCACAACAACTATGAGTGACAAAGGTAAGGAAGCCGGTCAAAACTATATTTCAGGCGTTTCTGATGGTATGGATGACTCGTCTTCAAAAGGTAAAATTAAGACAACAGCAACCAATACGGGTACAAATGCTAGTAATGCAACAGCTAATGCTATAGTAACTGCTACTTCTGTAATTGCAAATGCGGCTGCCAATAGTGGTAGTGCTGCTGGTGCTGCTTTTGTAACTGCTATGGGTAATATAGTAGGAGCAAACATGCCGAAAATAGCAAGCTATGTTAGTGGTGTTACTGCTGCTGGTGGTTCGGCACATCAAAGTCATTATAAATCAAAATGGGACAACTTTAATCCAGACGAAATATCGTATGCTGAATTTCAGTCTGCAACTCTCGGTGGCAAAAATAGCAAAGCTATGGAAGCAGCGCAAGAATATTGGGCTGAACATGGTGGCACAAATAGTGATGCTTATAAAGCATGGAAAAAGGCTACTGATAAAGCGTATCAAGAAGCACAAAAGAATGCTGAAATACAAGGTATAAGCGGAGCTGAAAAACTTTGGAATGGTTTTACGTCGACAATATCTGGAGGTCAGATTGATGAACTAAAAGGTAAGTTTACTGATGAAGTCGAGGATGTATTCGGTTTAGGTGATTTACAATCTCAGTTAGATCTATCATATGACTGGAAACAAACTGGCGAATTTAATACTAATGCACTTAAATCAGCCGGTTATCAGGTCGAAGTGCTAAATACTGAGGTATTAAAATACCGTGATCAGATGTCTGGTTTAGCCGGTACCGCAAACGCATTATATGACGAAAATAAATTCCGTCAGATGGGTTATGAACTTGACGATTTAGGAAGATGGGTAAGAGTAACAAATAAAGAAACTGGTGAAGTTATTACTGGAGAAGCTAATAAAGTTACAGATGCATTAAATGGTACTAGTACTGCTATTGGTAATCTCGGTGAAACAGCTAAAGAAACCGAATCAGAAATGGACACCTTCACAAAATCTCTCAATTCTAATCTTAAGTCTGCTATGAACTACTTTGACGAGTTCAAATATGGTACTGAAGAAGACAAAATTTCTAAGGAACAGCTTCTTAAGAATCTTGAAGACCAGCATAATGGTATGATTAACTGGGCTAAAGATATGGAAGAATTAGCCTCAAGAGGTATGGCTAAGGACCTTTGGAAGAATCTTGCTGAAGAAGGACCAGCTTCCTATGCCAAAGTTAAAGCTTTCTTGGATATGACAGCTTCAGAACTGCAATCGGCTAATGAGTGGTTTGCTCGTGATCTAGCATTACCTGATGTCACAACATCATTCATGGAACAGATAATGGGTTCTTATTACGGTGATTATTCTAATCTCTTTATTGCCAGGGGACAGGCTGCTGGCGAAGACCTTAATAAAGGTACTAAAGAAGGCTTAGATAAGAATCTTGGCGAGACTAAAGAAAGCGCGAAGAACGCAGGTTCACAAGTCGCTGATTCTTATTGTAAAGACGGAACTGGTGAAGGTTCTCCTTCGTGGAAAACCAGAGAAGCTGGTCAATATATGAACCTTGGTTTGATTGAAGGTATCAAGAATAATCTTAATTTGGTAACTCGTTTCGCTGCTAAATGTGGCGATACCATAGTTAGATCGTATTCTAGAAGTCTTAATCCAAAAGAGTTTAGAAATATTGGTAAGAATGCCATGGTTGGCTTATACAATGGTATAGTTTCGGAAGTTAGCAGACTATTTAAGCTTGTACAAGAAATATCTTACAAGATACCTCATACTATTAAAGGAACCTGGGAAATCAAGTCACCATCTCGTCTCTTCAAGTCATTCGGTATGTATGCTATGGAAGGACTTGCTAATGGCTTATCACAGTATTCTGCTCTTGCGGAAGCAGCGGCAGCTGAAACAGCTGACAATACAACCAAAACATTGAACGGAATCACAAATAGTGTTCTTGATTGGGATACGGACTTTAACCCAGTCATAACACCAACTCTTAACTTAGATAATGTAACTAGAGGCGTTAGAGAAATCAATGATATGTTCAAAGAAACGACATTGGATACAGTTGTTGAAGACCCAGTTCAAAATGGGGGAACAACTCCTCAACCTTCTACTACATTTATTCAGAATAACTACTCACCAAAGCATCTGTCAAGTATAGACATATACAGACAGACAAGAAACCAGCTATCTTCACTGAAAGGAGCAATGGGATGATAAACTCTATTGAGGTTATTAATTACCTTGGTGAGTCTGAGGTGTTTGAATTAGCTAGGCCTGAGAAATTGGGTCTAGCTATCAAAAACATCGATGGCTTAGGACCAGGTAAGGCTAATATTAATACGACAGCAATCGCTTCTTATGATGGAAGCGTTTTTGATACAGCACGGTTAGGAAACCGTAACATAGTTATTACCTTCTTACTGTTACAGTATGAAAATACTATAGAGCAGGCAAGATTAACAACTTACAAATACTTTCCTATAAAGAAAGAAGTAACACTTATATTTCACACAGACAGCAGGGATGTAAGTATTAAAGGTAAGGTGGAATCCAATGAACCTAATATCTTCTCTAAAGATGAAGAAACTAAGATTAGTATAGTTTGTCCAGACCCTTATTTCTATGACTTAGGCTATACTAAGCAATCTTTTTCGACTCTTTCGCCTTTATTTGAGTTCCCATTTGAGTGTAATGCGGGAGATGTGTATTCAGAGACTAAGCATGAGAATAATAGAAATGATTCTTATCATGTTAACACTTATACTTTTGAGTCTTTATCAGATATTATAGGTTGGGAAAACAATCATTTCTATTTAAAGAAGGACCTAACATGGATTAAATTTACACTTGAAACTTATTCTTATCGGACAGCATCTAGTTCTACTTCGAAAGGACAAATGTACTATAATGGAGAAAGCGTAATATGGAATGCTTGTCCTGACAGAACAGAAGGTTCAACTGATACTCATGATTATACTGTCCAGTCACCTAAAGCTGGAGATACTTTCTACACAACAACACCAAATGGTGAAGGTTACCCAGAGCAGATACTTACAATTGAAGCATTTGCTGAAGGAAGACCAATTATATTTGGCGATATCGAGCAGTTTGCAGAAGGTAATATTGTGTATACTGGTGATGCTGATACTGGTGTAATAATCCGTATCCACGCCTTAGGCACAGCTAAAAATATTACTATATTTAACTTATCAACTAGTGAACAGTTCTCAATCTCTGATGAAGCTGTCACAGCTATAGTCGGTAGTTCAATTACTGCTGGTGACGACATTGAGATATGCACAATGGTTGGTCAGAAGAGTATTACTCTCAGTCGAGCAGGAACAACTTACAACATATTAAATGCTGTTGATAAGAACAGTGATTGGTTTATGTTAAAGAAAGGTGATAACATATTCTCTTACACAATTGAAGTTGGAGAAACTTCTGACTTGCAATTTGTAATAGAATCAAACATTTTATATGAGGGAATTTAGATATGGCTAAAGAAGAAATCTATATTCTTGACAAAAACTTTGACAATTTCGCTGTCCTCGATACCTTTAAGTCTTTTATCTGGACTGACAGGTATAACGAGGCTGGCGACTTTGAAATTGAGACAGTAGCTAATGAATACTATCTTAATATTTTTCGTCAGGATTATTATGTTTACTTTTCACGCTCTGAGCATCTTATGATTATCGAACAGCTTGAGATTAACTCAGATGCAGAAGACGGAAATACTATTAAAGTGCGAGGAAGGTCATTAGAAGCTCTTTTAGACAGAAGAGTTATCTGGGGCTGGAAGACACTTAACGGTTCATTTCAAAATGGGGTAAAAACTCTTATAAATGAGAACGTGATAAGCCCTGAGAATGGACGAAGAAGATTTCCGAATTTTATATTTGAAGATACCAATGACGCTCACATAGCTGAATTACAGATGGTAACACAATACTTCGGTGATAATTTGTACGACGCTATAGTTGATGCTTGTAAAGTGTTAAATGTCGGTTTTAAAGTTACATTAAATAGTGAGAAGAAGCTTGTATTTAAGCTTTACTACTCAGTGTTCCATAACTGTGACCAGGATGAGAATCCATTTGTTATATTTTCGGTGGATTATGACAACCTGATTAACAGTAACTATAAATCTGACATGGTTAACTATAAAACTGTAGCACTTATAGGCGGTGAAGGAGATGGTAGCGAGAAACGTTATACATCATATGAGTTACCTAGTGGTGGTGGCTCTGGTTATGACAGAAGAGAAATGTACACAGACCAACAGGGTGTTACATCTGACTTAGGAGAAGAAGAATTAGACTCTGAAGATTATGACCAGCTTCTTAAGAGTAAAGGCTCTGAAGAATTAGCTGAGAAGATAGTCACTGAAGAGTTTGAGGGTGAGACCATGGATACATCTTTTGTCTATGGTGTAGACTATAATTTAGGCGATGTTGTCACTCTCAGAAATGAGTATGGTAAGAGTTCTATCAGTAGAGTTGCTGAGTACACATTCAGTAAGAATGAAACAGAGGACAAGTCTTATCCTAAGTTTGAAACTGTCAGTGATGACATTACTATGATTTATAGGAACTTCGACCCTACTAAGAAATATTATCCAGGTGATAGAGTTGACTACGATGGAGTTGTCTATGAGGCTCTTGAAGAAATAGAACCTGGTCCATTTAATGAAGATCAGTGGAAAGAGGTTCGCGACGTTAAGCCTAGAGAAATCGTTGAATTACTTTGGAGACATCCAGGTGTTGTTAGCGGTTCTTACGATGTAAATGTTCAAAAAATATTATTAGATCATCCGTATGGTGAATATGATTTTGTATTAATTGTATCTAACGAGCATTATCGAGACCCTACAACAGGAGGCCTTTTACAGGTTCGTTGGAATGTTGAAAGCGGTGGAGGAGATTGGTGTTGTTTAATACCTAGTTCTTGGCTAAAAATGTTTAGTGATTCTGACTGGGGTATAAATGGAAATAATAGTTATATACAAGTAGAACCAAACGTAGACCAATTAACACTTGCTGATGTAAATTTAAAATCTGTCGCTGAACGAACAGATGATATGATATATATTCAAAATAACTATAGATTGGAAATTTATGGCGTATGTTTGGATAAAATGAGAACTGGAGGTTTTGCACCAAGACTTATTTATGGTGATGGCTGGACATTAAGGGCATATTCTGGTGCCGATGGTTTCACATTGAATGAATCTATAAATCATTTTGATTATGTCTATTTTATGACAGGTATTGCTGAATTAGATTATGCTAATTTAAATCCTAGAAGTAGTATTCTTAATATACAATATCGAATGTTTCCAGTGCAGTTCTTAAATGAAATTATCACAAAAAATAGAGAAATCATATCCGGTGGTGGTACAGCTAGCAACACTTGGTGTTTACGTTTGCCTGACGGTGCTAATGATTTATACATGTCTAGTGACGTTAGAATAGACAAAGATACTGGTCATGGATACGCATGGACTGGTCCATTTGCAGCTTATGGCGGAAAAACCGGAAAAATAACAAAGATATTTGGTTCGTTGGAAAGATTCGATAATAAAACAGATATTGAATTAGAATCACCATTTATAAATTATGATTTACTCATTTTCATAACTACTTCGGGATCTACTGGCAATAATCATAGATTTTTCAGTTCATCGGTAATTACTTGCAAAGAACTAGAATATTTATGGCGTTGCTACCAATCTGGTGAAGGATTAGTAGCCTTATCAGGTTTCTATGTTCAATGGGCTTATCAGGATTATTACCAGGCTTTCAGAGTTGTATCGAGTGTCAAATTTGAATACGTAGAAGCCAATTACGGATACCGAGAAGGCGGCGATTTCACAATAGCCGAAGTCTACGGTGTTAAATTCTAATTCAAAATAGGAGGAAATTATGAGTGTAACAAGTGGTTTCTTTGATTCCCAGAATGGGGATAGACAATACAGTGCCGAACAATTCGGTGCATTATTTGATGGCATTATCAATGATGGTGTACTTATGGGTTATGGTAATAACTTCAGAGTAACACCAGCTAGTGGTATTGCTGTTTATGTAGATACTGGACGCGCTTGGTTCAATTCGACATGGATACTTAACGATTCTAAGGAGTCTATTCCGTTGTCTGCACCACACATGCTCCTTAATCGTATCGATGCAATTATTATAGAAGTTGACAGGTCAATCCCGGTACGTAACGCAACAATTAAAGTTGTTGAAGGTACACCAGCATCTACTCCAGTTAAACCTACTTTAACTAATGGTGAACAACTTCATCAGTATCCAATAGCATATGTTACAGTTAAAGCTAATGTATCAGCTATACTTCAGTCAGATATCGAGATTACAGTCGGTACGGATAAATGTAAGTACGCTAATGCAATCCTTGAAACAGTTTCAGCTTCTAACTTACTTCTTCAGTGGGATGCACAGTTTACATCTTGGTTCCAGAATCTTCAGGACCAGTTAGATGATAACCAGGCAGCTCACTTACAGAACCAGATAGATAATATTGTAGCTCATGAGTCTGTCACACTAGCTGCAGAAGGTTGGGCACAGGAATCTGCTGGACAGCCATGGACTCAGACAGTCAGTGTGTCATCTATGACAGCAACAAGCTTCCCTATTTATTCAATGGGAAGTCCTTCAGTAGAATCAGCTACGAACTATCAGAAGATGAAGGCTGCATATGCTAAGATTGATAAGGTTGTACCGTCAGCAGGTCAGTTGACTTTCTACGTGTACAATAGCGTTAAACCAGATGTTGACATCGTAGTCAATGTCAAAGGTTATTAATTTACCTAACACTTTCACCTCAAATACAGTGGAACTCAAACTTAGGTCTTCTTTAGCCAGCCTAAGCCGTTACAGTCGGCAATTATTTAAGGGAGGTTTAGACTTATGAATACTTTAAGATGGATTGTACTAGTTATGGCATCAATAGGTCTGCCATCAATATTTACAATGGTTGTTTGGATTGTTAGGAGAGTAAAGAAGCTGTTAAAACAGATGATTTATCTTATGAGCGCTTGTAAAGCAACAATCAGACAGGATTTATTAAATGACTTTCTCGAGTATGAAGAAAGATGTCAAAATGGGGGTAGTATTACCCTAATGGAGCTTGACGAATGGATGAATCGTTACAAAGCTTATCATCAGCTCGTTGGAGACAATGGTGTCCTTGACGATAAATACATTAAAATGCTTGAATTTAAAAACAAACCGTAAAGGAGGTATCAGTATGAATATTGCAGATTTATTACCAGTTGTTGTACCAATCTTAGTAATTTGCTATTTGATTGGTCTTCTCTTAAAGAATGTACCAGCAATGAAAGATGAGCTCATTCCTTGTTGTGTAGGCCTTGCCGGTGGTATTCTTGGTGTAGTTGGTATGTTTATCATACCTGATTATCCAGCCAATGATATTATGACGGCTATTGCTGTGGGTATAGTTAGTGGTTTAGCATCAACAGGTGCTAATCAGATTTACAAACAGCTAAAATCTTTAAAATAGTCTGTATCTTGACTATACATCTAATTCTCTAATGTTTTTGTTTTCCATGATAATAATTAATTTACCCCTTTTCGTTTAATTTTTATGTGTAACTTGCCTCAAGATGTATAGTCAGTTATAGGTGGGAGGGACTGCTGTCGAACTCGGTCCCTCTCATATTTTTTAATGAAGGGAGGAAACAACATGTGTGTTATGGTTGGTGGCGCCAGAATCAACGAATTAGGTAAGGTCGCTGGTGGTGCTAAAGGTGATCAAAATAAAAGAGAAGTATGTTTACATAAATGGTATAATGGTAAATGGGATAAAGTGATTCGTCCCATAAATCCAGAAGTAGGAAAGAACATGGCTTTAGTTATGCAGGCTATTTGTGCCAATGATAATATTGGTTATGACCAGCCTGACCGTAACAGTGCTTATAGAATGTGGCTGAAATACGGAAGAGTATTGGACATTAAAGAAAAATGCTCAACAGATTGTACTGCATCTGTTACTTTAGCTACTATAGCAGGCTTTAAAGCTACAGGATTAAGTTTACCATTAGAATACGGTACTAACGCTCCTACTAGTAGAAATCTTGAGAAGGTTTTACGTGATACGGGACGTTTCATGATTTATGATAATAAGGAATTCACAAAGTCTGAAGATTATCTCAAGCCTGGTGATATTCTTCTTAGAACAGGACATCATGCAGTTATGAGCATTGATAAAGGTAATAAGGCTGATATGACATCAGTTATTCAGACATTTAACCCATATAGAAAGCCTATTCTCACAGTTAAGAAAGGTTCTAAAGGTAATGGTGTACGCTGGGTACAGTGGCAGCTTAAAAAGAGATTCGGATATAATGTAGATATAGATGGATCTTTTGGTGATCAGACAGATGAAGTTGTTAGGGCATTCCAACGTCAGTTTGGTTTAGAAGTTGACGGAAGAGTTGGTCCTAAGACAAAAGAAGTATTAAATTCAAAATAGGAGGAAAATAGAATGAGATGTTTAAATGAAGACGATAAAGAGCAGTATAAAGGTGATAAGAATATTATTACTGCGAATCTTATTGCTGACACTGTTCCAGAAGAGTTTCCTCATAATGGTAAGGATATATCTAATCTAACAGAAAATGATATTCTTGCTCCGGGCAGTACTCTTATGATATTAGATGGAACCGGTGATGTATATATGATGAAAGAAGCAAATTTCAATCCGGATAATGTTATAGGAACTTATGAAATAGTTATTCAATACGGTCCAGGAAATCAGGGAGCTGTTAATGTAAGATTGGTAAATGAGAAAGGTGCTATAATTGATAGTACTTCAATAGCTTATCACGCAGAAGGTGGATATGAACATGCTTATCCATATACATTCCATGGTATTATATTTAATCAGGATGGCTGGCAAAATAATGAATTAATGTGCACAATAGATGAAAATTGCACAGATGCTATTTATGTTGATGGTGTTCACAGAGAGCCAGGTGATCAAATAATTAATATTTCAAGAAGTACTCTTAGTAGTTGGAGAGAAGCAGGTCTTCTCCCAATGAAATTAGACAATGTTATCACAGCTAAAACTGGTGCATCTACAGAATGGTGCAAATTATAAGGAGGTAGCATATGGGAGATAAATTAAGTCCTATTACTTTAGCCGCTGCAAAGAAAAGTTCTGGAGGCGGTGACACTAAACAAATTCTTGAAGAAATCGAACAAACTCCTGTTGAAGCTGGTGGAGAAACACTCAGTACGATTGATGATAAGTTAAACTTTTTGGCAGGTAATATAGTGCCTGTATTAGATAGAGAAGTGTGTACAGCATCATATGTTTATGGTTCTTCAGATGGTCATACATCACGAAATGGTTTTGTTAGAAAACCAACTGGCGATGTAGTTTCAGCAGAAGGTACTGGTTCTTTGACAACAGATGATTTTATGATTTCTGGATATTCAGTAATCAAAGCTAATAAAGATGGTAAATACATTGTTTTTGGTATTCAAAATATGGTATATGGTTCACCGATTAGCTTTACAGTTAATGCCAATGTAGGGGATACTATTGTAGATGTAAGTAGAGGGTATAGTGTTAATACTATTTTTGTAATAATTAGACTTGATTAAATTAGTAACCCTAGTCAAAGAAAAGAGGTATGAAAAATGAAAGAAAAGATTGAGAAAAAGTTAAATGAAATTATAGACTATATAATTTCAAAAAATCCTGCAGACATTACTTACAATGAGTACAGGATACTTGATAATTGTTTGAATCACATTAAGTATGATGAAGAACAAAAAGAGAAAAGTAAGAAAATGATTGAAGCCATGACAAGCGCTTTGACTTTTCCTTCAGTTCCTTCGTCTCTTCCTGAGTCAAACGAGAACTAACTTAGTTTAATAATGCGGGTCTGGTTGAAATCTTCCTGTGTTTAGTATAAAAGGTTGGGGAATTAGTTATACCAAAGCCGTGATGACATGTTTATACTAGGCCCGCATTATTAATATATTCTAAAAGAAAGGAGAGTTATATTTATGGCAGACGTAATTAATCCTTATGGTACACCGCAGTTCAATTCTTCAGTGTTGAATCCTATTCCACCGATTTCTACACTAAAAGAAACAGATTTGCTAACTACCAAAGGAATCGAAGGTGTCAATGCATTTGTAACAGCAAAGAATAGTCGTTATCCTATATTTGATTCAGATGATGATATTCTTTACATCAAATGTACAGACGCTAACAACAATCCAACAGTAAGGATGTTTGCTTTCAGTGAAATTAGTATGGAAGACTATACTAAAATCAAAGCAAAAAATTCACCTTACGCAACTAAGGATGATTTAAATGAATTGAAGGAGGGATTAAAGAATGTCGAGCAGCTTATTCGGAAGTTCCAGTCCGCAGGCGGCAAGTCCGATGCAAACCCAACCACAAGGAATAACGCCTCAGGACGCAATGGAAATAGTTAATCAGCTGAGAAACGCACAGAATCCATTGGATTTACTTGAGACGATGTCTAAAAACAATCCTAACCTTCAAAATGCTGTTAAAGCATTAAAGGAATCAGGTGGAAATCCTGAACAAGCC